AATGGTTCTGCTAATAGTTGGGTTATGTTGGTGTTCATTCTGTGTCGCCCTTTCTGACGATGATGCTTGTTTTTAGTACGCCTGTTTCGCAGTACATGTCCGGGTTGATGCCGATGTTGTTGAGCTCTTTAATTCTCCAGTAAGAAGGAGCGCAATAGGTCATTAGTTCCATTGCAATTTCCTCTGGCGATTTTACAACTTCACCAGTATCCATGTCAACTGACATTTGGCGCAATCTATTAATGACTGCCTTAGCGATGTCCTTGTGTTGCCACGCCTTACGCTCATAAGAAGACTTCTTCTCAATGACGGCATTGCCAGGGAGTGGAACCGCTGATTCCATATCCATCATTTCTCCAAAACGATGGGCAACTGCGTCGTACACAATACCCATATCGCGTTTAGTTAGATTTAGCTGAAGGAGCATGTTTCCCGCTTCTTCAAGAGTTGCACCATCATCAATGGTTTTCATGACCTCTGCTTCTAAATCAATAATCAGAAGTCGGAGTTTTGCAATTTTGTCTAAAGACACTTTTAATACCGTCCTATCTAGTAACTGGTCTCCCAGTACTAAATGACGATAGCAATTCTTCTTCTCTGTTGCAACCCCAAACCTGCCAAATGTGTAAAAGCTCCTACAGCAGAGTCGACTTGGTCGTCATGGTCGCAAGCTTCGGGGAATGACGAGAACTCATCAAGCCAATGAGTAAGCCACGGCCCCCTGACCACGCGGACGTTGCCGTTAGCCATAGCGGCAGCAAATGGACGAGCCCTGGTTACCTTGTCTCCAGTAGCCCTAATCCCAGTGAAGTTGTAGCCAGGAAGTACATATCTGGCATATTGGTCCACAAGGGCCTTTCCGGAAGAGCCAGGCTCCATTTCCATCAAGATTGGGGTATCTAGGCCGTCTTCGTAGGCTGTTTGTGCAATCAGTTGCTCTACCTTTTCGCCCTTAACCCGCACCCGTTTTACGTCCATGACATAAGCAATTCCCTGGTCAAACATCATTAGCGTGCCTACCGTATAGTCAGGGTCGGGGTTGTTTGCGCTTGGCTCGGTGGCTGCAAGGTCCCAAAAACGGACGACTTTTGCCGTATTTGAGATTGTTGGGACCTCTGATTGGTCAATAATTATGACGGATTCTCGCTCAAATAAGCTTCCGAGAGTGGTGCTCCACCAGTCGCCTTCTTCAAGCCGCCTACGCTCAATAGGGTCAAGAGCCTGCAGGGCTTGACGGTATGAGTCTGCGTCAATTCCGGGGTTGTCGGTCAGTTTTGAGGGGACAAAGATTCTTCCTTCAGAAATCCCTTCCACGATAAACCTTTGCCTAACCCAGTTCGGGGCAGGGTTGGATGCACACCTCATTCGGAGTGGGACCTCGGAAAGGGGTCCAGAGTTGGGTCGGCGTAGACGGGAGAACATGTATCGGTAGTCGGATTCACGGATTTCGGTGACTTCGTCCATCCCAATAAACTGGAATTCAGAACCCTTATAGCGAAGGTAGTCGGACTGGTTGTTTAGGTACCCAAAGGAAATTCTTGCCCCAGATGGGAAAGTTGCCACAAAACTGTTGTTATTCCAATGAACATCGTCATAGTTGGACATCCATGACTTAAAGCGGTCCATCAAGGCTCCAGGAAGAGACAAGTCAGCAAATGTACGACGGAAAAGAATTGCTGAATAGCTAGGGATATCAACAAACTGCATGGCTGACATAAGCAGTGCGGAAGACTTTCCACCACCTGCTGCCCCACCGAACAGGGCTTCCAGCCCGTTGGTTCTCAGGAATACCTTCTGAGGCAGAGACGGCTCTTCTGGGCAGTAGTCAGACATCTTCGGTTGAAGATATTCAAGAACACTTTCCCAGTTAGTTTGTGGTTCTGACATTTATAATCTCCGGCTTTGTTAGACCTGATGGTACTCTAATGCGCTAGTCTGGCAGCATATGAAAATTTTGTGGTCACGATTCAAAAGTAGGCTAAACAGGTCATTGTTCGCTTATTTTTTCATGGTTTCATTTATAATACTATCTAGTATTGGTGCAGCACTTATATACCCCCCAGCCGGTTTACTGGTCGGAGGGGCTACATGTGGCTTGTTTGGTTTTCTATTAGGTCGTGAGTAAAAAAAAATATGGCGTGGAATCCTTCTACAAACAAGTCGCTAAATAACCAAGCGCAAAAAGACATTGGCCCAGGTGCTCCAGTAGCACAAAACCCTGGATATGCAGGCAAACCGTACAGGGACTCATGGGATATTGAGCGCGCCTACAGAGAGGGTATGCAGAAGGTCACATGGGTATCTAGGTGTATTGATGCCATTGCCGGAAACCAAGCCAGGCTTCCTATTATTCTCAGAAAAGACAACTCCCCACACGGAGAAATACTTTCCATAAAAGAAGCCAAAAAAGTACCATTGCTTAACATTTTGAACAGCAAGTCAAACATTGGTGAGAACTCTTACATCTTTAGGTACAGACTTTCTGCTCAGCTTCTTCTTGGCACAAGAGGTGCTTTTATCGAAAAAGTGAGAGGTAGAGACGGGGGCATTATTGGCCTCAACCTTCTCCCGCCTCAATCAACTTCGCCAATCCCTGACCCAAAAAAGTTTGTTTCTGGATATGAAGTTCAGATGCCAACTGGAAACAAAATCTTTCTAAAACCGGAAGATGTTTGCTGGGTAAGAAGACCGCACCCAATTGACCCGTATCTATCGTTGACACCACTTGAAGCATGTGGAGTAGCCATTGAAATAGAAAACTTGGCAAAGCTTTACAACAGAAACTATTTGCTCAATGACGGAAGACCTGGTGGTCTTCTTGTTCTCAAGGGAGAAATAGATGACGATGACAAGGAAGAACTAAGAAGCAGATTCCGTGGAAACTTGTCTCGTGTTGGATACACCTCGGTAATCTCTTCCGATGAAGGTGTTGATTACATTGACACTTCGGCCAACCCACGAGATGCCGCCTATATCCAAATGCGTCAGCTCACAAAAGAAGAAATCCTTGCTTCTTTTGGTGTTCCTGAATCCGTAATCGGAAACGCTGCAGGAAGAACTTTCAGCAATGCTTCTGAAGAGATTCGAGTCTTTTGGATGGAAACAATGCTTCCTCACTTGGAAATTTTGTCTCGTGCCTTAGACGAACTTGACGTAGATAACTACGTTGACTTTAACGTGGACCAAGTGCCCATTTTGATGCTGTACGAGCAGGAGCGTCATCGCTACTTGATGGATGAGTTCAATGCAGGACTAATCAGCAACAATGAATACCGAATTGGTTCAGGTCGTAAAGAAACCGAAAGCGATTTGGCTGACTCGTTGCTTGCCAATCCAAACCTCATCCCAATCTCTAACACCAAGAAGAAGATGGAAGAACCGTCCCAGGTTCAAGTTCCTGGAGCCCCAGGACAGCCAGGAATGCCTGGCATGCCACCTGGTGCCCCAGCGATGCCAGGGATGCCTCCAGCGCCCGGACAACCACCTGTGGACCCAAACACAATGGCCGGAGCACTTGCAGAAGTTGGCTCAACCGTTCCTCCTGGCGGGGAACTGGCTCAGTCCCCAATTCCAGGCATGCCTCCCGGCATGATGACGGGCGCAGAACCTATGCCTATGGGTGCAACAAGTGCTGAGTCTTCCGAACTTGAAACAAAGTCCCTCGATACGGAATTTGATTCTCAAAAACTAGAGATGGAAAGATGGGAAGAGATTCTTGTCAGAAGCATGGAAAGAGTTTTGGAAAGACAGCAAAGAGTTGTTCTTGAAAAATCAAGTGGAGCAAAAGCTAAGAAAGCTTTGTTTGCCGGAACCCTAGACATCCCATCTGTTCTCCCAACGGATACATGGGATAGACAGTTTGATGAAGACATCAAGCCGGTCGTGACAGCCATCGTCAAAGAGTCGTTTAAAGCTTCTTCCCCTATGGGAAAGAAGTCTGCAAAAAACTCCACCATGGAATCTGACATTATTGCTCAGGTTGATTCTCAAATGGCAAGAATAAAAAGTCTTAACCAAGATTTGACCGATGAAATAACTTCGTTAATGCTTTCTTCCATGAATGTCGCTGACGAAGACCAGAGAGCTGGAGCCTTCAGGTCAAACATTGTTTCTTTGTACACAAACGTGCTCGCAAAGAGAATTCCTGAAATTGCCGAAGAAGAAGCTCGCAGGGCGTGGATGTACGGGAAGTACATCACAGGATAGTTTTAGTATTTGGTTTTAGTAAACAATGCGAAAAACCTGAATACTTACCGTTTAGTGCAGTCTTTGTCGTTTATTATCGAAGAATACACAAGGAGCCACATGCCCTCTTCTAAGAAAAATTCCGACATTCAGTACAAGGCTGCACCGCAAGGAATGGTGAATCTTGACGAAGCCGAAGGCATCGTTGAATGTTTTGTCGCAGGTATTGGTAACAAGGACTCAGTCGGCGATGTTTGCGCCCCTGGAGCTTTTGGCAAGAGCCTAATTAGGCGTAAGCCTCGCGTTGTTTGGGGTCATAACTGGAACGACCCAATCGGTAAAGTCCTTGATATGTATGAGGTTCAGCCAAGTGACCCTCGTCTTCCTAACAAAATGAAGGCTGCCGGAATTGGTGGCTTGTATGCCCGCGTTCAGTTCAACTTGAAGTCAGAAAAGGGCCGCGAGGCTTTTGCAAATGTGGCATTTTTTGGCGAAGAACAAGAATGGTCAATCGGCTACAAGACGATTAATGCCAAGTTTGACCCACAGATGCAAGCAAACATTCTGTATGAAGTTGAGCTTTACGAAGTTTCTCCAGTTCTTCATGGTGCCAACCAGCTGACAGGAACAATTTCAATAAAGTCCGAAGACCAGTCATCAACAGTTTTAGTAAACGAACAACCATCTATCGACGGCCTCAACATAAATGAGCTTTCTTCAGTTTTAGATGCGTTGAAGACGATTGCGTCCACCACAGATGAAAAGTGTGGACCCGGAATGCCAATGGGCATGCCTGCGCAAATGCCAATGGTGATGCCATCTGGTGGACCAGGAATGCCTTCTGTATCAAAACCAACACAACCAACCGCCCCAAGAGAGTCCGTGAAGCCAGAAGTTCCATCAATGCCGGAAAACCCAATGCTTGTAGCAATTAGAAGAGAATTGGTCGACAGGACTGGTTCAAATATTATTGTTCGTTCCGTAATAGAAAACATAGTTGTATTCGACAGAATTACTACTGATGGAATTTCTAGTACTTATAAACTTCCTTTCAACTATGCAAACAATGAATTCATGTTTGGTAAGCCAGAGAAGATAAACACACAGCCAACTCCAGAGTCAAGTATCCCAACAATGCCAGGAATGCCTCAACAGTTCGGCGGGTTCGATACTGGAAAATCTTTGATTTCGTTTGATGACTTTTCCTGGGTAGGTTTTAACCAGCAGATACCAGCTCAACAAGTTGATATATCTACGCTCAACAATGTCATCAGTAATCTTGAAAAGATTATCGAAGAGAAGTCGACATACATAATCCCCGTTGACATAAACAACGCATTTGAAGTTAAGCAAGCAATTGACCCAATTCTTGATTACTACAGAGTTGATGCAACTGTTACTGAAGACGGCATCGTTGTTAAGTCTCTTGATAACGAGTTCCTTGACGCAATGGACATTGCCACAAAGGGTGTGTTGCGCAGTATCGGCAACATGGTTGGCCGTGCGGTAGATAGACCAAACATTGGCAAAAATAGGCGTGATAGAAATCCTAACCTCGCATCAAGAGGTCGAGGAATTGGTTCCCGTGGAGCTGTAGTAAGACTCGCCGACGGAACGATGTGGGACCCAAAAACCGCACCGGACAGGAACAATAACGGCATTGTAGGTGAAGGCCTTACAGACGGTCGCGGCATGTCTCTGTCCCAGCCGGACCCAACACCAAGTGGACCCAACTCAATCGATGCTCCAAAGACACCTAAAGCCCCTAAAGCTCCAAAGAAGGCTACAAGACTTTCTTCTGGCGGAGATGATTCTTCACGTGCTCGCGACCTTGCTAAGCAACGGGAAATGGATAAGGCAAGAGGTGCTAGTGCTACAAACCCAGTAGGAAAAGAAGCCGTCGAGCAAGCCAAAAAACTTGAAAGAGAAAGAGCAGCAGCACGTCAATCTGAAACTCGTCTTTCTTCTGGGCGCGTCATAATGTCGGACGGTCAAATGGAAATATCATTTGATGAAGAAGACGGAGATGGCATCTATGACGCAACAAGAGACGGTTTCCGAATAATTAGAAATGAACGTGGCAGCGGCGGTGGCAGAAGATTCCCAGAATCCACAGCAACGTACGGCGGGTCAGGTTTAAGTGAAGCCGAGAAAAAAGAAATTCTTGACGTCGTCAAGGATAGTTCCAACCCATTGGTTCAAAAAATATTGAAGGGTTCATTTCCTAGTAGCTTGTCCGATAAACAGTGGGCTGTTCTTAAAAGGGAATTTGAGAAGAACAAGAAGAAAACTCCTTCTGGCTATATAAGCAATGTCCGAAGCGGTGGAACAGTTGCTCCTGGAGCAAAACTTGATGGCGGAATTGCTTATCTTGAACCAGACCACGCCAACGACAAAGACTACGAAAACCTACGTGACGCAATACAGACAGCAATGCGCTCCAATCAGATGCTTCGTTTTGACTACAGTGGAAAAAACAGAGAAGTAATTCCAGTAAAAATTGAGAAGAACAATAAAACTGGTAAGTGGAACTTGACTGCCCAAGACGACACTGGGGCAAGAAAGCTTTTTAGTCTCGACAAGATAACTCCGTCTTCGGCAGAGCGCCTTTCCTCTGGTGAGTGGACAAAAACTGATGACGGCATTGAGATGGACGCGCCGGATATTGATGGTGGTTACCTAATACAAGGCAACTCCAAAGATGGATTTGTAGTAACTAGATTTGCGGACGCTAGACGTAACGGTGGACAAAATGCTAACGAATACGAACATGACAAAGTTTTCACGTCAAGTAGCGCGGCTAAGAAGTGGGCAGAAAGAAACTACAAACTAATCAGCGAAGAAATAGGCAAAGAGGACGTAGAAATAAGAAAAGCTGACGCAGAAAGAAGCGCAGACTTTGCAGACATGACTCCAGAAGATGCCGCAGATTATGCCGCTTGGATGGACGAAGAAACCTGGAGAGACAGGGACCCAAGATTCTCCTCCGGTGAAGGATATTGGGTAGATGCTGCAGAAAAAGAAGCAGGAAATGACCCTAAAAAACTTGCTGATTTCTTGATTGAACAAGGAATACTTGAAGAAGACCACCCAAGAGTCAAGAAGCTCAGAAACCGTTTAACCGCCGACGACGAGTTTGAAAAAACATTTTCAATGCTTGCCGAGATGGATGCTGAAGCTGAAGCAGAAAGCAGAGCAGAAAGGCGTTCAACCCAGTTTACGGCTGTAGAAAACCCATTCGGACGTCTTTCCTCTGGTCAGAGAACATGGATAGATGCCGCAGAGGATGAAGCAGGAGACGACCCTAGGGAGCTCGCTGATTTCTTACTTGCAAGAGGTGTTATCGACGAGGAAGACCACCCAATAATCAAGGGGCTCAGAGATGGTCGTACAGCTGACGATGAACTCGAAAAAGCATACGAAATGCTTGCTGAGATGGATGCCGAAGACCAAGCAGAACACGCTGCACAGTTTAAGAACGCAGCCTCAGAAGTAAGCAGTCTGACCAAGCCAACAATGCCGGACCTTGATGGAATGGACGAAGACGAAGCAGGAGATGCGTTACAACAGGCAAATGATGAGATATTAAGTTTTGCTGATGGAACAGAAAACATTGCGAGAGAATACCTTGGAGACGCAGAATACAACAAGAGGTTTGGTGGCGCAGTTCCATTAATCGAAGAGATGTCAAAAAACCATGACGGCGGCAATTACGAGCGTGAGATAGCTCTTGAAAACGCACTTGAGCGTGCTAATGGATTCAACCTGTCAGTCGCCGGAGAGATGGAATTAGAAAGCAACAGATTCTCTTCTGGTATAGATTTTGACAAGAAAGGTGCATCAGGCCTCAGGGAGATGCGCCATGTTGAGCGCAATCCACTCAGGATGGATTCATCTGCTGAAAAAGCAGAACGTGATGCATATGAAAAAGATGTTGCTGCCTTCATAAAGAACAATGGCTGGTTTGTTGAAGTACCGATGTACAACGGTGACCCAAAGTGGCAAAGTGAAGATTGGTATCGCGCAAGAGAGTTTGCTACAAACGTTGCAAAATTGCGTTTCGAGGACAACTACCAAAACGAAACTAATCAATTCATGCAGTTCTTTGATAAGCCAGGAAAGCCTTCAAAGAAAGACTTCTTCGCCAAGAAGGGGACCGTTGATTACAAGTCTTGGTACATGGCTCATACCCCTCTATTGACAAGCGAAATAGACAGCGTTCTTAATTCTGACCTGTACTCTGACAATTACAAAGAGTCATACATGAATGCTATTCGTTCATTCTTGTATGTAAACAGGCCTGAATTTGGTCCATACGGTGGAGATGACCCCGCTTACCAAGCATGGCTACAACAGTCGGGTCTTGGTTACGGTGGAAGATACAGCACGTCAGGTCCAAAATTTGACGAAATGGGCAGATTCTCTTCTGGTGCTAAGCGTGGAAGTAGAAAAGATAACTACATAAATTCTTACGAAAACCCAGAAGACTTGAAAGAAGCAATCTTTTCTGAGCTTATTTTTGCAGGAGACTATGAAGGAATGACTGCGGAAGACTTGGCCTACGCGCTAAATGTCAGGGCAGAAAGTGTTGAACCAATTCTTGAGCAAGTCAAAAAAGATGTAGGCGACGCACGGGAAGACTACGACCGCTACTTAGAGTCACAACCAGAAATGACTGACGAAGACCTGCAGGCAATGGCGGATGACTATGCTCGCGCACAGACTGTAACCGACAAGTTTAACAACATGACTCCAGAAGAAGCAGCCGATTACGCCGCTTGGATGGACGAAGAAACCTGGAGAGACAGGGACCCAAGATTCTCCTCTGGTAGGGAACTTACCGACGAAGAAAAGCAAGAACTGGGGGCTCAATTTGCCAGAGCCCAAGACAGGCGAAAAGCTGAACTGGAAGAACGGGGGGCTCAATTTGCCAGAGCCCAAGATAGGCGGAAAGCAAAAGAAGACCGCATCACTAAGTTCTACAGGGAGATGGCAGAGCAAAATGCAATGCTTTCAGAAATGACCCCAAGCGAACTCGCGGATTACGCCGAGCAATGGAACGAAAGCCATGCAGAAGATTCTCGTCTTTCCTCAGGTGGTATAAACTATTACGACTGGATGGTAGAAAATGGTGTTCCGCGTTCAGCACTAGACGGTGAAAGGTTCCGTGGAAGAGACGCTTACGGACACTCTTTCCATGACTACTATGCGGAAGATGCTTTTGCAAATATCGACGAAGCAGTCGTTGAAGCGCTTCTTTCTGACAGAACACAACGAACATCTATTCAGGATTTAGCAAAAGAAGCAAGAGAACATGGGCTTCAACTGGCCACCAACCGCAGCATGCAGGAAGAGTTCTCCTGGGCTGAGGCAGTAAATCCAAAACCTGAGAGCTTGCGCGCGGAAGATTTGGTTCGTAGACCTGATGACTTAGGCTCAAACGCAAGACGCGTAGCTGAAGCAGTTGCTAACAACAGTAATGGCGCAAGAAGTGCTGCGTCTAGAGAAGACATTCTTCATTTTACCTACGATGGTAAACAGCGCTCTGTGTATCCAGAATCATTTGGGACAAGCAAAAAAGGCATTGCCTTCTTTAGAGCCTGGGACGAAACCGCAGACGATGGCAATGGTGCCTACAGAAGCTTTAATATCGACAAGATTGAGGGACTGGTTTCACACGCAATACCTCCATATGTTGAAATAGGAACAATGACCCCAGAGCCCAAGTGGAGCATTGCTGACTTCAGCATAGAAGACTGGGCAAAAATTAATGACCGGTTCTATTTTAGAAGTAGCGAAGTTGGTCGGGCGGCGTTTGATATTGAGACCGCTATTCAATGGGAGCTTGAAGGCACTGGAACAAGGGCTCCAGGTTCGATAATCGACACAGCCGAAAGAGAACTAAAGCGCCTCAAGCAAATTGCTTTCGACAAACACATCACCGAGATGGTGGAAAAGGGTGCTACAAGTTCAAAATTCTCTCTTGACATTGAAAATGCAAAAAGATACGGTGTAAAGCCACTCAACAGAGGAAATAGACTGTCTTCTGGCGGTTCGGGCAGGTTCAATATTGCGGAAGCTCGTTCGTTTGATGACATGTCAGACAGAGAACAGCTTGCAGTCTTCAACGGAATCAAGGACAGACTTTCAGAAAATAACCCAAGCATGGTTAGTGTTCTGGAAGACGGCGGACTCAACATCGATGGGTATCTTGCAGATTTCCCTCAACTTCACCCAGACTTCTCGTCTGGAGAAAGCGGCGGAGCAAGGTTCTCTTCTGGTGGTTTTGCACCACCAAAGCCAAAAAGAGCAGCAAGAAAAGATGAAGAAGGCTTAATCGATGGCGCAAGAGCAATGCGAGGAAATACTTTCATTGAAAGCGTTGTTGGTCAGTATGAGAGAAATCGTGGAAAACTAAGTGAAGCGCAGTGGGCCAAATTAGCCGAGATTGTTGGAAGAGGTGCTAAGCCAACATCAGCCGGTGCTCCAACTACAAAAAGGCCAAGCAAGGGTCCAAGACTGGAAAAGTACTCTGGTAAGCCTCGCAAGATAATAGGCATAGACGAAGTTGTACCATACGATTACCCTGAAGCCGAGTTTAAGCCAAACCCAGAACAGGCTGATGCGATTGACGCCATGATGACAGGCTCTGACGTAAAAGTTGGAGCTTTAGCAGCAACAGGTAAAACAACAACAGTAATAAGTTTTGCCAATCGTTTGGCCGCTCAAGACCCAAGCGCAAGAGTGCTTTATTTAGTTTTCAACAGAGACGCCAAGAGCGATGCTGAAGCTCGCGGAATGGGTGACAATGTTTCCGTTATGACGATGGACGGTATTGCGTTTAAAGCCATGATAGGGGCTGGTGGTTCTCCAGGTCTTAGGCCTGGTCTAAAAACCAAACTGTATGAAGCCGGAAAAGCGTCCATGGATGACTCGGTTAGGTCGTACGTAGGCAAGGCAGCATATCTTGGAATCAAGGGAGCTTTTATACCGCGAGATGGTGATGCACCACTTGAATTAACTCCCACAGATATTTACAAAATTGTTGCTAAAGGCGTAAACGCTTACTCAATAAGTTCAGACGAAAAAATAGGACCACAGCATTTTACTGGGAAATTTAATGGACCTTTAGCAATTCCTGAAGACAGCCCAATAATGCCTAACGTATTAAAATATGCCAACAAGATGTGGGAAGACCTGCAACAGGATAGGGACAACTTAAAAAAGCAAGGAATGCTTGGTCTTGAGTCTAACCATCTAACAAAGATGTGGGCACTGACTAAACCAGATGTTGCAAGTTTTGGTGGCACTGATGGCGTAAACGTAATCATGGTTGACGAAGCTCAGGATATTAACCCTGTGTTTGCAAAAATGATGAAAGATTCTAAGTCTGCACAAAAAATATACATTGGTGACACCAATCAGGCAATCAATGCTTGGCGTGGAGCTGATGGCTCAACCTTGGATGCAGTAGAAGCTGAATACGATATGCCGATAACCGAATCGTACAGATTCGGAGCGAAGATAGCAGGCATAGGCAACAGGTTCTTGACTTTGCTTGGGGTAAAAGAACGCATGACCGGAAAAAAGACAAGAGCAGGCAAAAACGGCTCTCGTGTTGATGTTCCAGGTGAAGTTGTTACCGAAATGAGCGTTTTAGACGCAACAATGATTCTTTGTCGCAGCAATGGTGGAGCCATAGCCGCAACCATGGAAGTAATTGAAGAGGGTGGCGGACAAAAGAAAGTTTACGGAAGCGCAAATTTCAAAAAAGATTTACAAAACTTTATTGACAATATTGAGTGGATGCAGAATGCCGAAAAAGGCGAACCCTATTGGACAAATTCTCGCGGAGAGAGAATGACAAGTAGGCCAGAATTCAGCGCGGACCTTGAAGGAATAACAACGTACGAAGAATTTAAAAAAGAAGTTGCTTCTGCGGACAATAACAGACTAAACATGCTCGATGGTTTATTGGAAAAGAATTCAATACCAGGACTACGTAATGCTTTAGACAATATTCTCACAAGAAAAGAAGACATAGAAAAGCTAGACCCTAACGATTATGTAAAGATACAAACAGCACATACATCAAAAGGCCTTGAATCTGGAAAAGTGAAAATTTGGTCAGACTTCAGAAAGCCAAAATTTGACGAAGAACTCGAAGAATGGGTTATGCCAAACGAGCAGGAACTTAGGTTGTCTTATGTTGCTGTAACTAGAGCAGAAGAAGAAATTGACCTCGGTTCACTCGATTGGGTTTTTAACCACACAACAGATGCAGACGAGAAGCCAAACGCTCGTTCCGCCAGGTTGTCTTCTGGAAGAAGCATTGCAAGAAGACAGGGCAAGGGCAAGAACAGTCGTGCTCGTGGACAGCGTCCATGGAGCGATGAAGACCGTCAAAACTTTGCTGATGGCAATAGGCTCCGTGCTCAAACAATTCCAGGCAAGCGCCGTGAGGGACCTGCAGCAGCAGAATTCTCTTCTGGTGAAAGACTTTCTGCTGGTGGTTCTGGATTCTATCTCGACAACCCACCAGACGACGACTCCGATAAGTGGATAGACATGGCAAGCGACGATTACAGGTCTATATCTGATTCATGGAGGGATTTCCCAGAAGAAACAGATGAATTCCTTTCCGACTTTTGGAGCTCTCATGAAACATGGGGCCAAAACCCTCCATCGCCATGGGAATTTACTGCAGAAAATCTTTCAGAAATAACAGACATTTTTGAAAACACGCAAAGACCTTCAGCATACGAGCCATACTATAAGCAATTACGCGACTTAGAAGGCCTTCCAAAAGAAGACATAATTAAAGCGTTAAAACAAATACGCGAAGACGATGATGACACGCAAATGTTTGTGGAATTCTTTAACAAAGATGTTTTTGAAGTTGCCGAAGAAAAAGAAGCACCACTTGGTAAGTATGTCCTTGAGGCATTGCAAGAATGGAACAACCTCCCCAAATGGCTAGAGAATAGCCAAACGGACGACGGTTACACTCGCCCGTACAGGTTCTATTCTGGAGCCCGTTTTGCGCCAGATGGCGAGTCGGGTTCACGAATCCAAAGAAGACTTTCTTCTGGAGAATACTTTGGACCACCTCCAACCGGCAGCGGCAAGTACAACAGCAGAGAACAGGTCCGCGCATCGTTGGATGCGTTCCACAGTGACCCGGGTACCGCAGTAATCCCGTCCGACATGCTGGGCATACTTGGTTCTGTTCCAAAGGGTAAGGAATCTCATATTCTTAATGCAGAAGTTGCAAAAAAGATTATTGCTAATCCAGATATGGAATATTCGTCAAACAACGGCTGGCCCGTTGACGCAGGCAGGCTTCTTGACTTTATTGAAGTAAACGAAGAAGATGCCATCAGAACTCTTCGCGAAATTGGAGACGCTCAACGTATTTCTTCAATTCTTGGCATACCAGAAAAAGATGCGCAAGACATGCTTGACGGCAAGCCCGTATACATCATGGCGGGAACGGCTGCAGACATGCTTGACGACCTCAAGGAAGGAAAACATTACCTAGAGGCTGGCCAGCTTGGTAATGAGGACGTAACAAGAATCTGGGGATTTGATGGTGCTCCAAAGTGGGTTCGCCATAGCGATATCGCTACCCCGGAATATGACCTTGACGAACAAGGCAGGGTTAACTGGTCTAAAGAAAAATGGGACAGTCTTTCAAGAGAACAATTTGATGCTGAACTAGCAAGAGGCAAAAACCCACCAGAGCCTGTTTACGAATCTCCAGTAGAGCGTTTTAACTCGGAAGCAATTTTTGACAACCCTAAGTGGAATGCTCGTAGTGGCTCGTTCAGGAACCCAGTAGTGGATTCAGAATTTGCAGTAGCACCACGAGCCGCAAGAAGGTCAGAACAGCTAGAGCCAACGAGAGCACCATCTCAGGCAAGAGTTGGCGAAAAAACCGTAATGGCTGACAAGGAATTTGCAGCAAAGTGGATTAAGCGTGGACATAGCGTTACTGCTTCAAACATGATGGACATTCTTGGGGTTGAAAGAGATTCTAAAAATCCAGAACCTTCAACTGAAGAGCTGAACAGGCTTATTGAAGCAATGAATGAAGTTAGTGCAAAAGTAGGACTGACTCCTTTGTCGGTCACAAGGGCACCAACAAAAAGTGACCTTAAAAAATTGGGAATTTCCGACGAGTTTATGCATGCTCTTGTTGCTTCTGGAAAGTTTAAGAACATGAAAGAAGCAATGGCAAGTCTTGGTGATTCAAGATTTGATTCATTGGCTGCCGAATATGACTCAAGAATGCTTTCCGATGCCGCTTTGTTGAGAATAAAAGACAAAATGAACAAAGAAGGCGTTCCCAATTCAGTAGCTGTTCTGATTGAGGCAATTACTGCTTCTTTTGGCCGCAAGCAAGCATGGGAAAAGCGAATCAAAGAAGGTCGCGTATCCATCAAGGGTGACATGAAGGAAGACGGAATGATTAGCGATGCTAAACTTTCTGAACTGCTTGGGCGAGTGAACGATGCTCTCGCAAGGTCTGGATACCCAGAAATAAGTCAAGACGAACTTTTCCCCAAGGACGAAACTGGCGGATATGTTGACAACCTTAGCTCTGCTGTTCCCGGTGCGCCAAGAATGTCTTCAGGTCAAAGGTTTGTAGCAAGAACATCTTCAAGCAGAAGAGCTGACGCTATGAACGATGCTGCTGCTCGTAGAGAAGGCAATACTTCTCGACTTTCAAGCGGAGAAAGCCTTCCATTCAAAGACGAAAACGGGAAGCTTGTTCCAAGCAATATTAGTCAAGCCGCAAAAGATGCAACACCCGCTAATCCTGGATTCGACAGGGAGCCGCTGATTCAAAGAAAGACTCCACATAGAAATTTAGAAGATGTTGAAAAAGCGCTCAAGACAAGACAAGCAATTTCCGAACTTTTCACAATGAATCGCAAAAACACTCAAGGATTTAGCGTGTACGACTACCAAGACGAACTAGTAAAAGCTGGATTCCCACTGGAAGAAATTGAAGAAATGATTGATTCGTTTGTTCGACTAGATTCCTACATTGATGATGTAGAAAGACATTTCGAAATAGCAAGAGAAAAACTGGATGAAACACTTGAAGAGATAGAAGACAATCTTTCCAAGATTGAAAGACTCAAGGGAGAAAGAGCAGACGCAATCAAGAAGTGGGGGAACACCGAGGACAACTACTGGGTGCAAGCAATAGATGACAAAATTGCTGCTGCAATGATTAAAATCGATAAGGCATACCAAGGCGGAATCGGTGGAGAAGACGGCCGACTCGGAACACTTCATCCACAGCTTGAAGAAATGATGAGCGCGATGCCGGGCTGGACCGAAGGTCCATACGGAATGGGTGACGACATAAATCGACGACTTCTTAAAGTTGAAGCTTCTATCAGCAAGGCTGGCGGAAAAAAGAAGGCTGTTCCAGTAACTGGAATTGACTTTGGAGTACCAGAAGGCACAAGACTTTCTTCAGGAAAAGCAGAAGAGTACTACCAAAACCTCACAAGCCATCTCATCAACATGATTGAAAAGTCACAAAAAGATGGTGGCAAGTGGGAAGCACCGTGGCACAAGGCCGGCAATATGCCGAGAAACGCTTCTACAAAGAATATGTACTCAGGCGGAAACCTCTTTGCTCTCATGCTTGCAGCAGAAGAAAAGGGCTACGCAACTCCTCATTGGGGCGGATTCCAGCAATGGAAGAAGCTCGGCGGAAGCGTAAAGAAGGGTGAAAAAGCCACTGCGATTCTTATGCCTAAAACGATGTTTGGAGATGAAATTGACCCAGATACAGGCAAGAAGGTTCGCAAGTCTAAGGGTATCTATTTCACAACCGCACACGTGTTCAACCTCGACCAGGTTGAGGGTATTGACCGCGAAGAATTCTTGAAGCTTCCAACCGATGCTCTTACTCCAGAGCAAAGAGTCGGAAAACTTGAGGACGCAATCAAGGAAATTGGTGCAACAATCAACACGGGAGACGGAAGCAGGGCTTACTACTCTCCTCGTGAAGACCATGTTGTTATGCCTCCATTTGAACTCTTCAAGACACCAGAGGGCTATTATGGAACTCTTGCTCACGAGCTTGTCCACTGGACCGGCCATTCGTCAAGGCTTGACAGAAAAAACATGAACCAGTTTGGCTCACCAGAGTATGCAAGAGAAGAACTCATTGCAGAATTTGGTTCAGCATTCTTGCTTGCAATGTTCGGGCTTTCTGCGGAACCAAGAGAAGACCACGCCCACTACTTGGCCAACTGGCTTCAGGTTCTTCGTGATGAGCCAAACGCCTTGCAAGAGGCTTCTACAAAGGCTCAAGAAGCATCAAAGATGCTCATCACAAAGATGAAGATAGTCCTGGAAGAAATGGGCGAAATAGCATCGGATGCAGAGTCGGCAGCTGAAGAAGCAGTCGATGTAAAGAGTTTGCAAGTTTTCAATGACCCACTATACGAATTCAAAGATGCGTCTATCGAGTGGAGTAAAGACCCACTTCATGCACCGTTCTTGATTAAGTCTCTGGATGATGAAAAGCATTCATCGGGTCTTGTTAATAGAAGTTGGGAAAGAATTGCAGAAACAGCAATTTTCCTTGAACGTCTGAGCAGAAATAAATAACATTCAACACACATACACCGCAATACTTACTCAAATGATACGTTTAGAGTATAATTTACGGTACTTACGAATTAGGAGTCATCTAATATGAACGACGAAATGAACAACAGCCTTAGTGTCAGCACTGAGGGCGAAGTTCTGAAGTGCGCAAAAGGCGTAGATGCTTCAGCATGCGGGTTTACCCCTGGCGCAAAAGTGTGCGGCAAGTGCGGAGCCTTGCCGGTTCAGATGAAGATGGTCCCCGTGGATGAGGCCGAGGACGAAGAAGAGGAAATGGAAGACGAAGACAGAGCAATGCCTGCGCCTCGTCCTGCACGCCCTGCTGGCCCAATGGCTATGGAAGATGCCAACATGGAACCGGAACAACTTGAGGTCCCAGAAGAAGACGAAGAAGAAGAATTGACCGATGAAGAAAAAGGCCTCCTTCGAATGCTTCTAAAAAAGCGCAAAGGTCGCAAGTTCAAGGGAATGAACATGGAAGATGACTACGAAGAGGAAGAGGATATGACCGACGAAGAAGAGATGACTGACGAAGAGAAGGCTTTTCTCTCGCAGGTAAACAAGAAGCGTAAGGCTCGCGGTCTCGCCGCCACCACAAACGGCTTCAAGGGCATGAACGGCACACACATGACGCCTGACGGAACCGAGATGGAAGACATGCCCGATGAAGAAGAGGACTTGACTGATGAAGAAAAAGAACTCTTGGCAACCCTAAACAAGAAGCGTAAGGCTCGTGGTCTTGCTTCAACTTCAAACGGGTTCAAAGGCAAAGGCATGGACGAGGACGAAGTGTCTGAAGAAATGCCCGACGACGAAGAAGTAGAAAAGCAGATGATGCTTGAAAGAATGCGCAAAAAGCGTATCAAGTCTATGGGTATGAAGTCTGAAGCCTTTGGTGCCAACGGCTACCTGTGTGCAATTGAAAGAAAAGCTTATCCAGGCGGTTCGTCTGTTTGTGATGATTGCCCAGGCGGATGTATTGCTGAAAAGGGTCTTCCTGGCTTGCTTCATGTTGAAGGCATTGCCGAGCAAATGTTTGACGGAAAAGTTCTTGATTCTGGCTACTCAGCAAAAGCTGACATGTACGTCATTGATGTGCAGACAAAGAGTGGCTCTGTGAATGAAGTTTTTATTGATGGAACAACTGCTGAAGTGCAAGGCTTCCACAAGCTTGACAACTCAGTGTTTGAACAGAAGTCAGCACAGGGTGGACTTGAGATGATTCAGTTCCACGAAGCAGCAGACATTGCGGTCAAGTCAATTGATGGCCATGTAATAGGTGTAGAGCCAGACTCTTTTGAGGGAATTGATTCATACGCAGTTGAAATTGACGGCTTTGACGGAAAGTCATACGACGTTTTTGTTTCTCTTGACGGAGAAGTCCTTGGTTACGATAAGTACGAGATGGACGAGGCAGAAGAGATTGAAGCAGAGGCTGCAGAGATTGCACTTAAACGCGCATTTACTGACGACCAACGCAACTCGATGTCTAAAGAAGGAACTGCAATGTCAGATGGTTCTTTCCCAATTAAGAGCGAATCAGATTTGCGTAACGCAATTCAGGCTCACGGTCGCGCAAAGGATAAAGAAGCCGCAAAGCGTCACATCATGAAGCGTGCTAAGGACATGGGCAAAGAAAGTCTTATTCCTTCCAACTGGGTCATGGGTGGCGGAACTGAAAAAAAGAGTGACACCGTAGACGCAGGTCTTATGGCTTCTTTGATTGAGTTTGAACTTCTTCAAGCCGAAACAGAAACAAACTAGAGCAAGGACGACCCGACATGACGGGTACGTTTAAGACTAAAACAAGAGTCTATACATCACCTGAATTTTTTACCCCGATAACGGGCCGAAAGAGTTTTACAGACGCCGCTATCGACTTTAGACGCGGGCTTATAGAGAACTCTTCCATGGCCGTTCTTAATGCTGACCTTTCTGTAAAGGCCGCAATGGGGGCGGGTCTTTCTGCTTCTGCTTCATCCATAGGGCAATCGTCTCAAGGAACATCTCCAAATACTGACGGTAAAAAGCGTGTCAACAAAGGCGGCGTTCCGGGGATGGTTGAGGACGAGCGTGGATTTAGGTACATGCCCGATGCAACATGGGGTCCAGACAAAGTTCTCAAACTGTTTCCTTCTCCAGAAGAAAGACAGTCTTCTAATAAAGTTCCAAACTTTGGTTTTGTAGACAGAGAACCAATTTTTACTCCTCAACAGTTTGTTGAACAGATGGAGAAAAAACCCAAAATCAGGATGTCTAAGTACAAAATAAATACACGTACTGGCGAACCCATAGAAGACACTGAAGTTGAGTTTGACCGAATGAGGTTTGGTAAAACTTTTAAAGTAAACCCAGACATCTCTAACGAAATAGAAGAAGACATATCTGACGAAACATCAGGAGAAATGCAAGAGAAGAGTCTTGGCTCGACCCTGAAGCAAAGAATGCCAGGTGCAACTATTGCTGGTAGAGCAGCCGCTCGCTTTGGTGTGATTATGGATGAGCTTGGGAAGATGCGTTGTCCTCCTGGGACTCCAGCGGCAAACCAATTCACTGACATGACAGGTTCTAACTGTTTTGGAATAACTCCAGGAAATATGATTTCTGAGGCAATCAACCTTGCGCAAAGACTAATTCCATCCGATGATTCAAGACGTACTGATGGTTTTACCAGAGGGGTAGCCAACTTCTTCTTCGACATGGAGAATGGCATATTTGGCAACAACGTCTGGTATCACCCAGACGGAACCAGAATGAAGCATGGTGAATGGCGTAAGTTCCGTGAAGCTAACGGTGTTGCAAGAAACGAACGCTGGATGGTCAACGGCGTTGAGCGTGTTTATGCAGAGATTGACGCTCAAGAGGCGCGCTTGACCGACCTTTATCAAAAGCTTGACATTGATACAAGAGACAGCAGAAAAGCAACAAACGAACATCTATACGAGGCGTTTGAAAAACTAGAACAATCAGGCGTTATAACGGCAAAGATTGAAGGCAGGCCTACTGAGGCTGATGTTGAAGCAATGATGACTTCACGCCTAAAAAATACCGACGCACACTGGAACACTCGCTCGAATGAAGAAAAAGCACTGTTTCTCAAAATTGAAATTCAAAGATATAGAGAGCTTGAGCGTGCGCACCTTGAGGCTTTCCTTGATGAGGTAATCAAAAATCCTGAACACATGAAGTCTATCCGGGCAGTAAGAATGCATCCAACCGGCAAAGACAGAGCTTCGTATGGCATAGACGGCATAGACAGAAGAACCAATATGCCTTACGGTTCAATCAATATAGACATACCTAAATCAATGGAATTTGAAGACTCTCTTCTTCCAGCTCTCTCCCCTGATGAAAGACTCAGAATATGGGCAGAAGGAGGGATGTCTGAGGCACTCAGGTCTTCCACTGTAAAAGATTTCCTTGTTAACTCAAACGCCTATGCCGGTCAGATGATAGCAATGGTCGACGGCGGTCGTGGTCTTGGCCGCCATGATATGAAGCACGAGATAGCTCACTCGATTCAGGCTGCAGCCATTTTTGAACACATGAAGAGAGAACTTGATGCTAGGGGTTCTCTTGTTATGAACACCAAGAATGGACCCAAGACCATTACAAGTGTTGCCGAACTCGATAACGACATGCTTGCTGCATTAATGATAAATGAAAACTATATGGGGATTGACCTCGATTCATTAAAAAGCCTCCGTTCTAGAGGGGACATTGTTGCGTTGTTGGGGGGTAAATATATTGATGACGTTGACAATCAATATGATGGCAAAAGGCGTGCTGCTGAAATAGGTGCAGAAATATGGGCACTTCGAAGCGCAGGTTTAATATTCGGAGATGACGTAGACGCGGCTCTTGAGTACATGGACGATGTTGCTTCTGGAAAAATAACAGCAGACAGAACAGTTGCAGACAGCGTTCTTACTAGAAGAGTTTACGATGACCATTTAGACGGTACCAGGAGAGTTCGTGAAGCTAGAGAAGCCCGCGAAGCTGCTGAAGAAGCAGCAAGGCTGGCCGAAAGTGCAGATACTCCAGATGAAGAATTTTTTGATGCTGATACCAGGGCTGCAGAAGACAGGATGTCTGATGCCAGGGAGGCATATGCTCTAGAAAAACGTGCAGAAGTAAAAACCACAAAAGAACAAGCCAAGACAATGACAGAAGAAGAGATGATTGATTTTCTCTCTTATTCAACAGAAGGTTCTGACGCTCTTACGGAAATGCTTGATGCAGCCGGAGAGGCCGGTGAAGAGCCGGACTGGATGAGCGTCATGGATAGGGACACTCTTGATGCGCAGTCAAAATCCGTAATAGATGAGTGGGTAAAGCGCTTTACAGTTAGAAGAAGTCCTGAAGCCTTAGAAAAACTATTAAATATGGTTGACGACAAGCGTGAATCAAGAGGAACACTTTCTCCTGAAAAAATAGAAGAACGTCGTCATCGTGAATACCTAGAGGGTGCTACGGAACGAGCAAAGGACTTGGACTTAGAGGACCTCGTTGAGTTCTCTTCAAACTGGGAAGAACTTGCTTCATCCGAAGGGATTGAGGCTCCAGAGCGCACTCGTAGAAAAGAAGCACGCGACATGTACAGGGATGAGTACATCAAGAGAAGAACAGAAGGCCCTGATTCTGTTTCTAGAGAAGATGCCCGCAAAGAGTTTAATGCAAAATTAAAAGAACTGCGCAAGCCAAAAACTACTGCTGAACGCAAAAAACGAGACAGGGTTAAGCCAAAGAAGTTCAATAGCCACAAAGGCAAGGATGGGGCACACACTTTTGCCACACAAGAAAGAGCTCGCCTACTGGAAGGCGCAACAACAGCAGAAAAGATTGCTTTTGTTGAAATGGGCAGTGGTGAAACCGATGTAATAAACATGATGGCCGGCCATTCTGAAGGAATGGCTTCTGCACGAGCAATACAAAGAAGAAATACTCGCCTTAAAAAAAATGGCATCCTGCCTGATGGCCTCAATCAACACGAGGCTTCAGTAGAGGAACAAGTAGAAAACTTCTATATTCCACTTCTTGAGCTGATGGATAAATCTTCACTATCTCAGATGGTGGAAATGCACCTAGACGGTAATGAGGATTCTGGACTATATATAGAAGACCTGCTTAGCGGTAATGCCCCAGAATTTACTATGGGTATAGGCACCGGAACCTTAGTAACAAACAAAACAGATTTTTCTGACGGCAAGAAGATAGTAATCCGCGTGCCAGCAGGAAGCAGAGCTTTATTACCTGACTGGTCATATCGTTCCGACTCCGACGACGGAGAACAGAAGATAATGATTCCTCCTTCAAAGCTTCACCTTGTTGAGATTCGCGATGATGGAACTGTTGTTCTTGAAGTCGGCGAACAGATGGGAACAGAAGCAACGTTAAAAACTGCAATAGAAGAAATAGGTCCTGGAAACGGTGGAGCAGGAGATGTTGCCTATAGGACAGGTCTTCAGAAAAAACTAAACAAAGTTGTCGACAAAAGAATCACAGAGCGCCGCCGACAGGGGATGTTCGACCCCGATAGTAAGTCTCCAATTGAGGAAGAAAGATTCAGCACAACAGCAGACACTGCTGCAACTGGTGCTGGGTTTATGCCGGATAGGCCTCCTTCTGCTCCAAGTCGTGCCACCACCGATAGGGGCGACATAGGAACTGGCGACTACGATGACGATTTAAGCCCAGCTGAGCGCAGATTCCAAAGGGAAGAAAGAAACAGAAGAAGAGGAAACCCAAGACTTTCTTCTGGAGCTGATACTGAAAAACTTGTTTCAATATCTGGTCCGCAAGATGCTCGCAGGGTTATTGATAGCAACCTGCCAGCATCAGTTAGAACTGAAAAAGAAGCATATACCATTTTGACTGAACTTGCAAAAATGGCTAGGGAAGCCAAGGCAAAAGGGAAAGACGCTCCTAATTACGATTTTTGCAAAGTTTCTATTCCGGGAACAAACCTATTTTGCGGTGACTCTAAGGGAATTCCTAGAAAAAAAATGCCTCAGTTTAGTGGGAAGCCAACTCCTGGTTCACCAGCAGATTCAAGACCCAAAGATAAAGATGGCGGGGTCGACGGCACGCAAGACTTTATTAAACACATGGAAGGACTGGGAGTAAAAGTCGAAGAAAAAGAAGTTCTTGCGTCAACGTTAAGAGCATCCCAGAATGAACTAGTTGGAGAAAAAGTCGCAGGGATGATGACCAATGAGAACTTTGACCCTGCAGGTGAACCAATTTTTGTTAGCCGAGATGGTTATGTTATTGACGGTCATCATAGATGGGCCGCCCAAGTTGGTCGAGACCTTGAAGACGGAAACCTTGGTGACCTTCCATTAAACGTAAAAGTTGTGGACATGGACATCTTGGAAGTTCTTGAAGAAGCAAACAAATTTGCTCAAGAGTTTGGTATTGCTCCCAAAACAGCAGGAAACGACGCGGCCCAAAACAGGTTATCTTCTGGTGCCAAATGGGGGCAGATGCCTTCAAACAATCAACAACTTGCTCGCCTTCTTGAGCCATCAAATAATGATGGCTTCAACGAAATATACGGCCCTCCACAGACACGCCAAGAAAGAATCACCCAGATGGCTGAGATGCAGTCAGAAGTGATGACTTCTCTGCGTGAAATGTTTGACAACGTTCCAGGAGCAGGAGATTCTCTTGGACTTGACCTGAACCACATAGACCCATACCTTGTTGACTTCATTAAGAATTCTTCAGATGAAGAAATTTATGAACTTATTTCTCAATCCGCAAAAAACCTTCATGAGAGTTTTGACGCACGACCACGAGTGCGCATGAGGCAAGACGAGCTTGATGGGTTTGCCGCTAGCGGCAGGTACGGAAGAGAAAAATCTTTTAATAACGAGCGTTTCTCTTCTGGTCTTGTAAAAAAGGGTATAAAAGCAAGGGCCAAAGAACGTGCCATAGAAATAATTGCCGACAGAATTGGCATGGATGAAGACTCACGCGAAGTGGCAGAGATGGTGTTCAATACGGCCTCTGCACTCAAGTACGGCCCAGAAGCAGCACTTACTCGCTTGGCTATAGACCTCGGAAGAAGAGGAAGCAGAGAACTTGCAGAAAAAACCGTAGAAGAACTTGTTAAGCGAGGAAAAATAACCGACGAACAAGCAAAATCTATTCTTTCAAAACTGGACAAGGTTGCACCAGAAGGACTTCCAGAACCATTAAAGCGCGGTGTTGGAAGAGCAGCAAGAGCAACAGCAGATGCTATTGATACTCCAGAGAACAGAGAGCGCTTAGAAAATGCCCGTGAAGCAGTCGGAGAAGCCGCTGGAAGAGCGAGAGAAGCGGTTGGTGAAGGTGCCCGCAATATTGCTGAGCGTGGCCGTGAGAGGCTTAGGAAGCTCCGTGAAAGAGACGATGCCGGAAGTCTACCTTCTGCACCGGAAGATGTACCGTTTGGTGATTTTGACCCAGCAGATGCTCCCGTAGGAAGACTTGCTAGCGGAAGAAGATTGGATAGAAGAGTTTCTGGTTCGGATAATGGTCGCGAACGCATTATGGAAGGCGCAAACGTAACTCGCACCCGCCTAAGTAGTGGTGAGACGCCAAAGATAGACAAGCCGAAGAAGCCAAGCAGGCCAAGAGACCCCGACAACGGACCAATGACTGGAAAGTTCATTGACATATTCCGTGGCGTTAAGTCATATCAAGAAATGCTTGACAGATATAACGAGCAAGAAGTTATTTTCTTTGACTACGAGACAACAGGTTTTAGCCCTACGGACGATAGGCCTGTTCAGATTGGTGCAGTAAAAATGAAGGGCGGGAAAGTCGTTGAAAGATTCAATGTTTTTGTTAACCCCGAAAAAGAACTTAGCGACTGGTCAAAGGAAAATCTACTTAATGCTGACGGTAAACCTCTAACCAACGACTGGTTATCAGGTCAATCTTCAGTCAACGAAGGCCACCAGCAGCTTATTGACTTCTTTGGCCCTGATGCCCTCCTTGGTGGACAGTACACGCCTTTTGACCTTGGCTTCCTTGAAGAGTCACTAAAGAACGCAGGAATTGAGTGGACCCCTGCTGGAGTCATAGACAGCAAGGCCCTTGCTGATGAACTTCTTCCAAGATGGACAGCAGATGGCGGAGATGGTCCTTTTGCTCTTAACCCAGATGGCACAAAGTACGCAACAAATAGCCTTGGACCGCTTTCTGATTATCTTGAAGTCGAACTGACAGCATGGCATACAGCAGACGCAGACTCTGAAGCGTCAGCAATGATTGTCCAAAAGATACTTGAGCGTGCAGCAGAAAGAGAAGACACTCCAAAACATCTTCTTGATGTTGACAACCTTCCATCTGTTGTTGCTGAACGCAGGGCTAGACACAAGCTCGACATGGACAAGTACTTTGCCGACCTAAAGCAGTACAAGGTTGACAATGAAGCATACGAAGCTTCTCAAACCGGAGAAAGACTTTCTTCGGGAGCAACCATGGATGACAAACTAGGGAAGACTGTCGGTATTGACGAACTTCTTGCCGACCCAACAATGGCTGAAGAATTACGCAAAAGAAGCGCGGACATAAAAGCACTTTCTGACAGGGAAAGAGCACAAAGATTTACCGACCCTAACGACCCAGACTCTATCTATGTAATTCACTTTGGAGCGAGCCAATTAGAAGGCGGCCAAATAGACCCTGCTCGTTCGCGAGGGCAGGTGGGTTCAAACGTCCCTGCGGCAGGAAATACACGTTTGGTAAATGACCAGACAGCCAGATATATGGTTGGATTACGCAATACCGCAAGACGAGACCTGTCTATTCTGGAAGAAATAAAACGTCAAATGGAGACTGATGGAGTTGTTGACTTTGAGGCGATAGCAAGAACAGACCCGAAAGACTCCATGAGGGCGGGAAGAGCAAAAATATTGCTTGGTGTTAAACGTACTGACCGTGACTACGAGCGTTCAACGTTCACGCCTCCTTACTGGAACCCTGAAAATTTTGACGCTCAAATCGCAAGCGAAAACAGAACCCTATCTAGTCTTGACAAGGTTGCCGACCAGTTAATTGCAGACGACTACCAGTACACGAGTACATACAGGGCTTCTGGATTACGAGATTTACGGAGCTCTTACGGAGGGAGGTACGCAGAAGGCGGCTCTACAGAATGGGGCGACAACTCGCCGCGCTCGTCAACTACCGGTATTCACATATTAAAAGTAAAAGTAGGCGACAACGCGATTGAGCAAAATAGCGTTGGAGAAACTCACCTTGTTGGTAAACACACCCCAGTTGCTTCACTTGTCGTGAGGGCAGATGATTATGATGATAATCCTGCTAATGACACATGGACCGGATGGATGGATATGGCGATTGAGGCCGACATCAAGAAAGGGTCAGGCGAGAGGCTTTCTTCCGGTGCAACAGGACGTTCCCCAGGACTAAAAACAAACCGCGACAGACCCATGAGTGAATACGGAATGGACTGGAAGCCTGAGTATTCAGATAAAGAGTGGGTCAAGCCAGCAAAAAATTGGGAAGGATGGGATGATGTCCCTGTTACTGAAGTTGACTTGTCTTCAGAAATCCGCCCAACAGAGTCACATCTTAAAGGTTCCTCTATAGACAAAGTCGTATCTGGAGAAGAAGCTTTCAGAGATGGCTACCATCCAAACGTAATCATAGATACCGATGGCAAGATGTACGTATCTGACGGACATAACAGAGTTGCAATGCACCGCGCTCTTGGCAATGAAAAGATGACAGCAAGAGTTATCGACCTCCGTACACAAGATGCTCCATGGGGAGACAAGACTCCGAATACAGCCGAAACAAGACTTTCTAGCGGAGAAGGCCCACGGTCAGGAAAGCCAAAACGAGCAAAAATGTACAAGGGCTACACATTAAACGAACCAGCCAACCCAACTCCAAAACCAGGCGAATACCCAGACGACGTGGTGGAAGCAGCTACCAAGCAAAGGGCAAAAATAGCAGAGGTAGAAGCGGAAATCACCAAGCTTCTTATTGACCTTGCCGACAAGAACAAAGCACAGATGGAAGGTCTTGACTTTAGGATGAAAGCCCTCAACTCGCTAATGCGCAAGATAGCCGCAGAAAAAGACAGCGAGCACGGTGGAGACGCACAAAAAGCAGCAGAAGCGATGTCTGACGTAGTTAGATACACAATGTCCTACGAGCCAGACGACTACGTTGCCGGCGTCAAGGACGTTATTGCTCAAATGCAAAAACTCGGGTATGACCTGAGGGTAAAAAATTACTGGGAAGCCGACGACCCGTATCAGGGAATCAACGTCGCGGCAATTCACCCTAACGGAACAAAATTTGAACTTCAGTTCCACACTCCTCAGTCTGTTGCCGATAAAGAGAAGATTCACGCAATCTACGAAGATTACAGAACCGAAAAAGACTACCTAAAGCGTCTGGTTATGTACCGAAAAATGGTAAATTTAGCTAACAAGATTGGCGTCCCAATTCCACCAGATGAGCTTATGAAAATCGGCATCATCAAAACGCAACCATTTACACCGAGGTAATCATGAAAAACAGATTTTTTACAAAAGGCGAAAACGTTAAATTATTTCTACTGTCCATAGACGAGGGAAAAGAAGAGCTTCGTGAGTGTTTTCTTTCAAATGGCAAATGGGAAGACACATCAGACTTGATGAAAATAATGATTGACGGCTTCAATGGGATAGAGGAAATAGACGAAAAAACAGCGTCCGAACTCTACAAGGACAAAGGCTTTGATGAAGCCATGTCTAAATTTGGTGGTTCCGATGGCTGACGAAAAACCAAAAGAAGAAGAAGCACCAAAGAGGGTTGCTGACGCTGCAAGGCGTGCTTATGAAACACGCATAGGCATAGAGCCTGGAGTCGATGATTCTTTTAGACCCGTAAGCGGATACCTAGTGAACAGGTCGCAAGACGCCAAAAGAAGGGCGATGCTCAAAAGCAACGTTCCAGAAGGTATGGCTGCGCCGTTTGAGACTTCTGAAGCAGACCCAGCGGGAACAGACTTGTTGGTTCAGGGCGAAATAGAAGTGATTCTTAAGCCTGGAGTAGCCAAAAGAACTTCATACACAAGAGGCGATGCCGTGTCTACCGGCGGCAGGGCTGTGTCGATGAACTCGGACCAACAAGAAGACATACTTAACGCCATCATTCATGACGATGGTCCTAATGCTAAAAAGACCATGGCAAGAACAATGCTTGGTCTTCTTAAAGCATCCCTGGATGATGATTACTCGGGGGTTAATGCCCTTCCGGATTCTAAAGGGAGACTAACCCCTGTTGATAAAGATGACCCATCTGCAAACGAAAGACGCAACGAGTCCTACGAGGCGATGATTCTTGGTGGGTTTGACGCAGAAGACGTAGAAGGAATTCACTTTCCTTATTCAAAAATACAGAAATTAGCCGAAGACGAAAATGTTACTGATTTTATAAATAACAACTTCATTTCTTCACGCCTTAAAAAACTGAACAACAGCGCGGAGTCGGCCAGGATATTCTCAAGCCTACCCTCGGCATCAGAGATGAAAACTGAATCTATAACAGCCTTGAAGGAATTTAGGGCGGCCAAGAAGATGAAAAAGATGTACGAAGGAATTGGTGTCGATTACATAAAAATATCGCACCCCAAAGGCATCAACATTGAAGACCCACGGACATACGACAGAAACGCTTCTCCACTTGCTGACGTAGAGTCAATACTTAAGGCAAAAATAACAAAAGAGATAGACGAAGAAATACAAAAGTTGTTTAATAAAAAATCCGGCATGAAGGAAGAAAAGTAATGGGGGCAGTACTCGTAGGGACGGCTGGCGACAAGAAGCTATATTACGTTGTCGACTCAAAGGATTCACTCAAAGACGGGATAATTGAAGACCCTGATGGCTCAACCCACGAGGTTTCCTTTTTTTCTTACATAGGAAAGACAACGAACATAAGACCTTTGAGAGCCTCGGAGTTTCACAAATTTTTATGGGATGAGCCTGAAGAAAAAGATAAAAGAAAATGGATGGAAATTTTTATCCAAAAACTTGACGACCCCGACAAGAACCTAATGGAAGGTGTCGCTGTTCAGGATTCAACAGGTAAAGCCAGAAAAAAGAAAACAAAGGTTGACACTAAGGTTAATGCTTTTATTAACAATAATCGCGTTAGCAATTCTTCTGGTCTTCAGTTTTCGACTAAAATGGTAGTATCTGATAGCAAACGCGCGCAAAAGAATTAAGCAGGACTAGAAAATGTCAAGAGAATACTCTGAAAAAGCTGCCGGGGAAGGACTACTCCCTGACTTTTTGCCACAAGAGAACGTAACCGGAGACATACTCAAGGGCCGTGGTCCACGCCGTGGCAACCTTGAGCGCCTGCTGCGCTACTGGAGACCTATCATGAAAAAACCGGGCGGTTTTACCCGTTGCCGAGTCATTTTGGCAAACCATCCAGAGATGTACCCACTTGAGCGTATTTGCGCATGGTTGCATCACGAGACTACCGGTCTGTGGCCAAACGAAGGCTGTCATCATCCAGGCATGAAAAACTGCAAGGGCAAGCTGAAGAAGTTAATGACAACCGATAAGGCTTTTCGTAAAAAACTTAACAATCTTGACAACGTCCGTATCCCTGGAGGAAAGGGAAAGAAGTCTGCGATGGTTGATGACGACATGGACGAGTTCTACAGCATGCACGACCACACAAAGATAGGCGAAGACAATCCGGTTGTTACTGAAGAAGACATGCTTCATGCAATGAAGGTTCTTTCTGACTTTGTTGAAATGGAAAAAGGCTTCGCTGAATATCTGCGCGACGAGAAAAACTGGGAAATCGAAGGAGAAGACTTGAACGGCTACACAAAGACGCTTCCATTTTCTTCTGTCGAAAGAAAGAGCGATTGCTGCGGATAAGTAATGACGATTGATTCATGCTGTGACGATAGACCCACATACGTAACTAGGGTCATACTGGGGGCTTCTGTAGAGAGAAGCAGGCCCACCATTGTCAAAACTGCAATGGCACGGACAAGTTTGGTGATTGATTACAAAGCCGCCTCCAACAGAAGTGGCACTACGAGGAATTTTTCCAGCAGCAGAAACGCGATAACCGGTTCGTACAGGGTAAAAGCTGCCGCTCTAAGCACTCTGGCCTCCTTGGCTATTCCGGGCGACATGGACCCAATACGTTCTCCAATACGTTCAGCTGTCTACAGAACACTCACCCCAGGAAAACCCGGGATACCCGGAAGCGTTCCAATGAAGCCAAACAGGGGTTACAGGTGCCCAGAGGGTTATCAATACGGCGGAAGATTTACTGACTCTAGACTCTCTACTTGTGGGTTGAAGCTTTTTGACATTCCTAGTCCTCTAGGTTTAGCTCTTTCAGCCATAAGAAAAGGCTTCCG